CTCCGTGACTTGCATTGAATTTCCGCCTGTCGCAACCCATATACCTGTGACAATACCTGAATACTCTTTGCCGTCTATAGTAGCACCGCTATCAGATCCAAGGATAAATGTGTATGCCGTAGAGCTTGAAGTTGCGCCATACGTTATATAGCAGTTTGATGTACCCCCATTATAAAGTACAAGAGACCTGCGAGCAGCATTTGATGCCTTAATGGTTGTACTACTTGTGGCAGGTGTGATCTGAGTATTAGTTGGAGTGATAGCAGGTGCATCACGCACAAATACAGTTCCGTTAGTATCGACTGCTACGGGGCTGTAATCACCAGTAGCTGACGTAAGAGATGTAGCGGCGTTATCGTTACGAACCGCGAGAATCTGTACACCAGTATCACCAGAAGCATGTACAGCATCCTCCGCCTTACCTAGTGAAGTTGCGGCTACCCCAGGAACTAATGATGTAATCGTGGTAGAAGCTACGGTAGCAGTCACAGTACCAGAAACGGGCTGTGTCGCTATAGGAAGTGCTATAAACTGTGTAGAAGGATGTATGACAATGGCTCCAGAGCCTGATGTGAAGGCTGTAGACCTTACGCGGAACTGAGACTGACCAAGTAGAGGGCTGACTGTCCATACAACCGTCGCATTCGTTGCTATGACTCCAGTAGCTCCAGCTGTTGTAAGGGCATTGGTAGACTGGTTAATACCTTGTACAGGAAACCATGTTGTGCCTGCATCTGCGGATGCTTCAAAGATCATATTAATGCCAGCATGTGTACCTGATATCTGTACAGTCGCTGAACCAATTCCCATCATATCAGTCGCCACAATTGTTGTTGATGAGGTTGTGATATTTCCAGTGGTGTTTGCTTGTGGAGCGGCGTTAACTATCGGAACAACATCTGTGCCGTTAATCGTTGCTTTGACTACTTGATCGTATGCCATGCTAGAAGACCCTCCAGTTAGAGTTATCGCTGTAGAACTTTCGTGATGAGTTAGGGCTGATTAACATAGATAGGTTTCCGTTTATAGTTTGTGATGATGTCGTATTTACAGTAATATTTGTTGCTCCTGAATTAGTCACCTCATAGGCATTTGTATTACTTACGGCTGTAGGTAGTGTCAGTGTTGCACCCGCGCTTACTATGTATACATAATCCACGAGTGATGTCGAACCAGCAACTGTATTAGTAGAAATGCTTGTAATAGACCGTGTAATGCCCGCAGAGCCACCTCCACCTGCATAGTTGGGTATATTTAGTACTCCAGCAGTAACACTCGCTGCGCCGCTTGTACCAATTGTCGTGATGCTTGTAATGAAGTCTGCAGTTCCGCTAGAGGCTGCAGTTACAAGCCCCTTGGCATTAACTGTCACGTTTGCCTTAGTAAATGAGCCTACATTCGAGTTAACCGTAGCCAAGACTGTCGCATTAGTATTATTAGCTGAACCGTTGAAGGATGAACCAGCAGTTACGACATCACCAGTGAGTGTTCCGATAGTCCGTGAGGTTGTGAGAGTCGCAGCTGAGCCTGTAGTGTTCTGGTTAAAGGTAGGAAACGTATTTGTCCCAGAGGTGAGATTCTTATTTGTAAGGTTAACGGCAGCAGCATTCTTTGTTGCATCTGACGTATTATCCACGTTCCCAAGTCCAACATCAGATTTTGTGAGGGTTATGTTGCTTGAAAGTGTTTGACCATTTACTGTACGGTTTGTAGGTACTTTTGCATCAAGGGCAGATTGTAGGTCAGTCTGATCTGACAAAGTACCTGTAATGTCGCCCCACTCCGTTCCTGAGATATCGTCAAGCATGGCGATTGTTCCGTCTTTATCAGGGAATGTCACGGTGCGGTCAGAGGTGGTACTCGTAAGGTCTAAGTTGACTATCTGATCATCACCGAGGTAGAGTCCACCACCTGTACTGAGGTTGAGGTAAGCGGGGACAGTTCCATTACCACCAAGGGATAGGAAGTTATTTCCAAGCCCATCATCATATATTTGTCCTGCCTGTGCGTAGTTTCCAAGCCCGTCTGAGGCTGTGTAGCCTGGTACTGAAACTAGGCCAATCAGCGAGTCGTGGGTAAGTTCGTTACTCCCCGTGAATCCACCAGCTCCGTCATTTAGTTGGACGTTGTTGACGTTTCCCCCAGGTGTACTTCCACCACCAGATTGAGCTACCCATTCAGTATCGTAATCAGTGCCCGAAGCTTTCGCGAGTACTTGTCCATCTAAACCACCTGTAGGTACTCCAACACCAGGCGCACCAGGTAAGCCTTGTCCAGAGTTAATCAGGTCAATATCTGTGCTGACACTACTCTCAACGTCTATATCCACAGGATTCGAAGGAGTCAAGATAATATCTTGTCCGTCTGTGTCGTTCAGAATTATGTCAGCCATACATTAAACCGTGATTCTTTGGTTTAGGTCTGCACGAATTTGGTAACGGAACTGCGTGAAAGTCTTCACTGTTGAGAGATCAGCAGACACCCATTGAAATTCAGCAAAGTATTTGCCTGGTGTGGCGCCCACTGTATCTGTATGTGTAAGATTAAGGGTATACACCTTATCTGTTAGAGTCGTTCCTGTAATGAATGAATCGTCGTAATCTTTCTTGATGATCGCGTTTGCATCTGTTGGGTCTGATGGATTGAAGTTTGCTTTACTTTTTATAGCAAAGAAGAACGTCCCACCAGCTGACCATAGTGTAAGAGGAACTGAGAGTGTCCATGTGTCACTGTCACCTCTATAGATTGAAGAACCAGCCATGTGTATTCCTTTCTTTTATATTAGGTACCTCATCCGTGTCACGTTCTGGCCATCATAGGGCAACGTTTGTGTTGACACGGAGTAGGCAAGTTTAACTACGCTTCGCGAGTGTATGTACCAATTGAACTTTGGATGATCCAAGCACCTGTACCAGCCGTACCAGTACCAACGATAGTGATTTCGTCAGTTGCACGGTTAGTAGCTTTAACAGAGAGGATGTCCTTGTTAATCACAGGAGTAGCAAGACCACCACCTGTAATGCCGTCAGCAGCAGCAGGGCTAATTGCGAAGCCGTACTGACCATCGTATGTTGAACCGTTACGGAATGTGAACGTAAGACCAGCAGCAGTTGATGGAAGTGTAATCACTGGGGCGTCAGCCTTAACCAGTTGCACGACTCCACAGTCAACAGCAGCGAGAGTCTTGTTTCCCGTTACAGCAGCTGCTGCGCGGTTGAAGTCTTTATTAGCTGTCATTATTTGTTGTCTCCTTTAATAGGTTTGAGACCGTCACCATCTTGTTCGAACGTAAGCTCTGTCTTTTCAGCAGCAGCCTTCGTGTCTTTTACAAGGTTACGGTATTCTCGTGTCTCTTCTTCTGTCGCACCACGGAAGCCAAGGTGTAGAAACGCCTGTGCTTGTGGTTCGTTGAGAGCTTCAAGAACTTTCTTTTCACCAATTTTATTATCAAATTCGTCCTTAGGTTGGAAGACATAAACACCTTTGAAAGCATCAACATCTGATACTTCTGGGCTTGAGCCTTTGTTTTCCTTAGGGTCTAGTTTCTTTAGTGCATCTGCCATAAAAATACTCCTTAGTTAATTAGTATTAGGCGGTCATGTGAACGCGCATAGCACGGCCACGGTTTGTTGGGATAAACGCGTCATAGTAACGACGTCCTTCTACAACCCAACCATCAATACCTTGAACTTCTGTCAAAGTACGGATCATGTTGAACTTAGTTGGTGCAATAAGAACGTCATCAGCAACGATCAACCAAGCTGTATTAGCTGGAAGATAACCGTTTGGAACTGGAACGATCTTTACACCGTCGATTGAAGTGACAACACCACTCTTGACATCAGCATATGCGTCGTCAGAGGCAAGTTTAAACTCAGTGTTACGTCGGAGTAAGTTCCAAGTAGCACGCGCCATGAACGCAACTAGGTTTGCACCATCGACTTGTTCAACGTCGAACAATGTTGCAACTTGGTCAGTAAATAGACCGTATGAGTTGCTTGTTGTTACAACCGCTGGTGTGTCGTTCAAGCTGTTTGCAATAGCGTAGGCTTGAAGTGTTGCAAGACGGTACTTGTCAGTGTTAGGAACAGATACTTCACGAACTTGTCGTTTAATAGTTGATCCAACTTCTGTAACCATCATGTTGTCTTCGTAGTTACCGCGGTCGATAGAGTAGGTAAAGGCTTTGTCTTGTGAAAGAGTAAAAGTCTGTGTACCTAGTCCTAGTTCAACCAATTGTCCAAAGCGGTTGTTACCGTTTCGGATGTAGTCAACTTCGGCGACAGTAGATGTATTGTAAATTGTACCAGAGCGGACTCCGTCAAATTCGATGCGAATACCTTTGTTAATGATGATGTCAGTCTTTGCTTTAGTAAAGTACTTCTCGTCAATAACCTTTAGGTGTTTCGCTGCAAAAGGCATAACTGCCATAATGAAACTCCTTTTAGTCTGATAGGAGAGATTCCATTAACTTATCATTGGATTCTTTAGGTGATCGTGAAGGTGCAGTGAAGGTCTTTGATTTCTCTCGTCCTTTACTCGCAACCTGCTTACGGGCACCGATTCCAGTGAGTTGTTTAATAGATTCTGCTTCTTCAAGTAAATATTTATACAGGTCTCCGTTTACTTGAGTAGGGTTGCCATACGCATCGAGCGTTACGTACTGAGCTTGAAAGGCATCGAGTGCACGATCAATCCTAGACTTAATAGCTGGATCATCACTTGTGAGGATATCAGAGTCTTTAATAGCTCTCTCGTATCCGTTGGTGAGTTTGTTGGTATTGTTTTCTACTTTATTAGAGTAAGCGTCAATCTGTAGTTGTCTGAGTGCAAGATCCTTATTATCCTCAGCTTCTTCGAGATACTTCTCTTGTTGCTGTTGGATAGATAGTTCACGTTGATTTTTCTCTTGGATTCGCTTTTCAGCCATTTCGCGATTAAAGGCTTTACGCTTGTCCTCATCAGACTCTTCGACTTCCTCTTTAGATTCTTCTTCGTTGTCTGATTCCTCATCAGACTCTTCGGTTGTTTCCTCTGATTGGTCTTGTTCCGTTGATTCGTCGTTAGACTCTTCTTCGGTCGTAGCTTCGGAATCTTCGCTAGAATCCTCATCAAAGTTGATGTCATTGATACCGCTTAAATCGGTCTCTTGAACTGCTACGTCGGTTGACTGTTCGTCGTCCATGTTTTCTCCTTGTCTTTATCTGTCGTTGAATAGGTGACGAGCCTCTACAGTTAACGATGTGAGCGTTGGACTAAGGGGAGTCCTGTCGAGCTTCCGTATAGAAAACCCAGCAGCACTTACCTTATACTCTTTGTCTCTTTACCTTGAAGTGTCTGTGACTTGCATGGTTTGCACCTTCGCAACTCATCACAGCACCCCTATCCACCCATATATGCTCTACGCTTCGTAGACTGTCTAGATCTACGCTATACTCTGACTCGTTAGCCATCTTTTCTGCTATCTCATGTTTAGTGAGGGCTGATTGCTCAGCTTTAAGCGATTCCTTGTAGCGGTCGTAGTCTTCACTCATGACTTGTTGTCCCTCATCTTATTAAGCAAAGCTGTCTTTGAAGATGTCAGAGCCTTAATCAACTCTTCACGGGCTAACATCTCAATCTCAAGGGCATGGTTCCCCACTGCAACTGCAGCCTTAACGTTGATACTGCTGTAGTCCTTTAGGTCTGCAAGCAATTCATCATAGTGGTTTGTGATGATCTTTTCATATGGTAAGAGCCTCTCGCGTTGGTCGGCTGCTTCGCGTTTGCGTGTATCTTGAGACTGTTGTACCTCTTTAGACTTCTGAGTTGCAAAGCTTGCACTTGAAGATCCTGTGTATGGTAGACTTTGGTTCATATTACGCTCCTCCTTGTTCTGTTACGTAAGCAAGAATATCTTCGATCGGTAGATCCTGTGCCTCTGCTGCAAGCATTGTAAGTGCCGTGACTTCATCGACGCCATACTCTTGCATGACCGCTTCAACGTTTACTCGTTCATCGGGCAACATATCGTCTTGTGGCTCTTCTGCTGCAATTTCAGGTGGAAGTTCACTTTCCTCTGACATTTGCATGGTCGGGTCAACTTGGGCTAACTGTTCTGCTTGTAATGCCATTTCATCTTCTGGAGTAACATCAGTAAGAATCTTATCGTTATCACTTGTAAGTGCGATGATCTCTCCGAATAACTCACCAGGGTTAAGTTTCTTCTCACCAAGGGTAATAGGTTGTCCACTAGCGAGTACCTGCATTGTTGCGGGGTTAGATATAAGCTCAGCAACTTTCATAAGACCCTCAAGTTTGGCCGCATCATCAGTTGATTTGTCTTGTTCTGCATCTACCTCGAAGTCGAAAGTCGCACGAGCTGTGTCCCATATAATCTCTAGTTGGTTAGACATCTCACCGTTCTCATCTGTTGGAAACTCTAGTCCTGCCTTAATAAGCATTTCACGCTCATCGTCAGATAGCTTAAGAAGGTCTGAACCTTCCATGTTAGCAAAGTGAGTATTAATCATAGACTTGGCGACTGCCGCATACGTGATGTATAAATTATCTTTAAAGTCTTCATCATCAATAGAAAGTGAAGCAGCTTGAAATTTAATACCTGCTGGAGTCTTCGAGTAGTTAGGGTCACCAGAACCAGAAGCGATTGAAGTATCTCCTACTGGAATAAGCTGATTAAGGCTTGTCTTGTACATCGCCATACGTTCAGGTAGACCACCATATGTCGTACTATTCACCGCAACAGGTGTAATAACTGCAGAACCAGAGAACCACTGCGCCCGTTGTGCATAGACGATTGACTCAAGATCCACGTCATCTACATTACCCTGAATGTTAATAGGCGGTTCAAGTCCTAGTTGTGTCGCGAGGATGTCAGCCTGTCGGAAGTAGTCGAGTGAGTTTTGTGTACCACCCGCAAGCTTCACAATACCTACACCATAAGGGTTCACGAAGTCTTGGTAACAATATAGGAAGTGAATAGGTGAATCACCTGTTGGGTCGGGGTTAGACCACTCACGTACTGTTTGATCGGTTTGCTCGTGGTACATGTAGAATGGGGCATTTATACCCTTTTGTACGGCAATACAGAACTTATAACCAGATTGTTTAACTTGGTTATCGTTAGATTGCCGAGGTGTATCTTGTGACTGGCGTTCTTCCGTCTGACCTTGCTTAAGAATATCTTTAAGCGCCTTAACATTCCACTTGTTGTATCCCTCTTCGTTTGACTCCTTAGCTGTCTTGTTCTCAGCTTCGGCCTGTTCGATCATACTTTCTAGTTGAACCTTAGAGTAGTAAACATCCCAGAACATCACGTCAGAGTCATAGTCAGATACCTTGCCTGGCTCTAATACAACGTCTTGTGGTTGAGCTACGATGAAATCAGCATGACGTCGTCCCTCAGACTCTACGAATAGGGTAATAAGAGGTACTGAGTTATACCCTGCAGCTTTACGGACAGCGTCCTTCCACTTACGAATAAAAGGAGCCTGTGTATTCGCGTAAGGGATGATGTCTTTTTCCCACACGATATTAGCGAGCACAGACATCCATGCTTCGTCGCGGTCTAGTGCCTTCACACGGCCACTAAGAGCAGATGAGACGATACGTTTAGGAAGTTTAAACAAAGCAGCCGCGAGGCTACCATCATTCACCTCAGGAAGGTTAGGGTCTAACCCTTCCATAAGGTCGTTATTCATTAACCGTTCATACGCTGGATAGTCTTGTCTCCAAGTATGAGCCTCTTGTCTAGAGGTGGTGTATAAGTCTTTGAGGTCTTTTTTTGCGATAAATGCCACTAATAAGAATCCTTATTACAGCCTTACGCAGTGGCAGTCCTCTGTTTCTCTCATTAACATACCATAACCTTTGTAAGAGCACAAGGACTATTCGATACCCCACTTGCTTACTATTCGATATCTTCCCTTAGCATCCAAGTTAATACAAAGATCTAACTTCCTCGTCTCTCCCGAAGTGATGACTGAGATGGAGTCGATAATATCTTTTAGCATTGTCTCCCTACTGGAGAATAGGCTTTTCTCTACTTCTTTCTTCGTGGCAATAACGTTACCTTCTTCGTAACTCTCAATAGTGTGTAGCTTTCCGTATAGTATCTTAGACATGAAATTTCAACCTCGTTGGTCTTTTAATATGCTTATGTTGAACCTTGTTGACTGGCTTCTCTGTCTGGTATAGCTGCCACACGCCCGCTAGTGCCATAATATCGTCGTCGTGTGCTCCAGTTTCGGCTTCTGCTCTCCATCCTGATGTGGTTTTGTGCTTAACGAAAGAGAACATCTGCGTTATGGTGACTGGATGGTAAATTACAACGAGTTGGTTGTTGACAAGTTCCTCAACACCAGAAAGCATTACTGGACGGGTTGCAGAGTTAGTGTTCCAACCTAATTTCTCTGTTTGTTCTAATTGCTTCGTCACAGGGTTGAGTAGGTACTGTCTATAGATTCGGAACTTCTGGTTAGTGTTAAGTCGGTTAAGGCGCTCTAGCTCGTAGCCTCCACCATTGTTGGTTTCATACGCAACAACTGGTTTGACGCCTGTTTGATCGTATATCCACTCAAGTACTATCTTCATCTGCGGAGTAACATCGACAACCGAACCTTCATAGCTCAGATGTATAGGTATGTCTAGATAGTCCCTACTAAGGAACTTTGCTGAGTTAAGATCTGATCCTTCCCCTGCTGTATCAAGAAAGACAGTGATAAATTCACCTTTGTTAAGACCCCTATACTGAGTGAAGAAATCCTTATTTAACATGGTGTCTATCGGCTTATGCACTTGCTTTTCATACGCCATCATCGCTACGTGATCGAAGTAAGGTAAACCAGAAGTAAGGAAGGCCTCTTTAGCAGTATACGGATACTCCTGTGCACCTAATCTACCGAGGTTGTTACGCTTCTCTTCGACAAATTCTCTTGTGTATGTCCAGAAAGGATCGTAAAAGAAGTTAGTATATGTCGTTCGTCCTGCTTCTGTTTCGTCCCAGTGAGTCTTAAACTGGTCATATCCATTGGCTGTTGTTTCTAGGATAGTAATAGAATCATTTGTTACTGCTTCACCGATACCACTTTTAAGAGACTCTAAGTCCCCTGCAAACGCTGCTTCGGTAATATGTAGGAATGTAATGTCATCACCACGGCCGAAAGACTTGCTCTTTGCACTACCAACTCTAAGGGTGTTGGTATAGAGGACATTTCCTTGTTCATCTGTCGGGGCATAGACCCATTCACTCTTGTTATCGTATTTAAGCGGCATTCGTACACCGTTAAGGCGCTGGTAAGACTCTAAGAAGTGTTTAGCGCGCTGTAATTGTTGATGGGCTGATGAGTCAATGAATGATACTGATACGCAGCGTTCATTCTTACCCATTAGAAACTTAGTCACTGCGATACCCAAAGAAACAGATGAGATACCCTGTTTACGGTTCTTAAGGACATTGTTGAGTCCTGTGAGGTTATGTAGGAAGTGCTCTTGCGCCTTGTTAAGTACAAACGGTACTTCATTGCGGTTCTTGTCGATAATTGTGAACTCATTCTCCATAAACCGCTGATAGATCTCTGGCTTGAAGTTATTGACCATCAACACTCTCCTGTATATATCGTACTAGGAACTTTAGATCGTCTAAGCTGATGTCTCCATCAACACCTACTGTGTCTTCACCTTTATCGTATACTAGAAGGAAGTCTTGTCCGATATATCGAATATTGCCCTTTTTATCTATGTCAAACTTATTATTTTTCATTTATATCAACTGTGATAAGGTTTTTAGGTATTTTTGCCGTTGTAGATATACTTGGCTTACGATTCTTGGTACTCTTAAATATAAAATATACCTTATATGGTGTATTAGAATGCATAATCGTCCTTCTTAGACTCTAAGTGCTGGTGGAAGTGTAGTGATTGGCCGCTACCCTCATCTTTACCAATACCTCTGATCTTTAAGCTAGTCTCTAAAAACTTGTGTCTTGTGGGATGATCGGGAGTTACATCAACAAAAGACTCTCCTGAACCTTGACCCATGACAATCACCTTAGTCGCATCTAGGCCGTCTTTAAGCACTTGCACTAGCTTTTCATCTGTTAGACCAGCGTCCTGCATGTACTTTTGGAATACGATGCTGTTAGTTAGTTTCTGAGGTGTCTTAGCTGTCTGTGGTGAGTATCCAGCATCCCTCATAGCCTTAGAAACATTTCCGCCATTTTCCACTATGTTTTCTATAGCTTTAGCTTGTCTGTTTGTCGCCATCATTAGCCTTCTTAGAACGCTTATGCCTAATACTTGCTACCATAGCATCCATGTCGTTAGGGTCAACTAACTCAATAGGCTTACCCATAATACGATCACCCTTTAGAATAATGTCCCAATCAATACGCTTACCTTCTTTGATGAAAGTAGC